CGGCCAGCCGTCCCAAATTTCCTCGGCATCGAGATCGCCCCACCAGCCGGCGTGATCGGTCGAATCCGGGTCAGGCAGAATGTCGTCAACGGAGGCAAGGCCGTCCGTTCCGAGAGCGACGACGACGGCGGTGGCGAGAGCCTGAGTGTCGTCAAGCGTTCCGTCGGCGAGCAAGTTCCAGTCGCAGATCACAGAGTATTTCGGGAAGAAAGTGTTCTGAACGATTCTTATGTCTGGCACTAAAAAATTCCTCCGTCCAACGTGTCACCTGTTATCGCGAGCGCGCGCTGCCACGCTGCGCCCTGCCGCCCGTACATCAAGCCGTCAGTCGGCGCCTCACCGATGCCGCCGCCGCCTGCGGCACCGACGACGGACAACCGCCCATGACTATCAATGGTCAAAGTATTGTCATACGCCAGCACGAGAGCGCCGAGAGTCGTCGGCGGGACCACGGTGAATTCTTCAACGCTTGATGCCGTCATCGCTGCCATCATCGTCGAACCACCAGACGAATTCGGCGTGATCGACAGCGGCGCTTGCGCATTCATTGACAGGTTGCCGTTGTTGTCGATCGACATTGGTGATGATGCCGAATGCGCAGCGGGTCCTGCCGTTGGCGGTGGTGATGCACCGCTGCCGTCAGAACAATTCCGAATCCGAATTGGTCGGGTGGCCCAGCAGCCGCTTGCATCAACCCAAACCTTATTACCGCTGAAGCCGATGTGGACGTGCTGGTCGTCGCACCGCGTCGATTTGCTGTCGTCCTTGTAATAGGTCGTGATCTTCTTGTCTTCGATGTGGACGTAACCGTCTCCGCGGCGGAGATGATGATTGTCCTTTGTGATCTCGTGAAAGGTGTCGGAGTCTTCTTTGTGCAGCGTCTTCTGGCCGGTTGACTTGCCGCCGCCGGCGGCATTGCCGCCTCCGCTGCCATTGCCACTAGAACCACCGCCTCCGTTAGCGAATAATTCAACATCGAATTCAACGCCGGATTTTGACTTCACGACCACTCTGCCATCCGCTAATTGAACGGCTCCCGCGGGATTTATCATTTGCCCGGACGCTTGATCCTGCTGCTGCTTTTGTCCATTCTGGTTTTGAACAAGCGCGGTCCTGATTTTCTTTTCCAGGTTCCCCGTCATGAACATGCCGTCTTCGGTGTTGAGAAATTGCTGCCCCCATTCCTTGAGGCCGAACATCGCGGTCGCTCCCTTGACCGCGTCTTTGGCGAGATTCATCAAACGATGACGCCGATCGTCCATCGACTGAAGCATCGGAAAAGATCGATTCCCTCCGATGAAATTCATAACCGCTTCCGCGCTATTTTTCAGCGATCCGTTCGCTCCCTTGTCACCGTCGGCGACGACGCTCGTGAATCCGTAGTTCTGAGGAGACTCGATCCGCTCGCGAGTCTCGTTCTTCATCCCGTTCGCTTTACCCAATTGCATCCCAAAGCCATCATCGACTTCGTGAACGGCAGAGCGCGCGCCGCCGGAGGTGTAGGCGCGAAATGACGTGTTAAGCGGAGTTGCCCTGTGCATGGATCATCCCTGAGGTACTTCCTCGATCCCGTTCGGTCCCAATCGCGTTCCCGGCGGGAGGAGATACGGGACCGGGTCCGTCGGCGGCATCGGCGCCGGACCCGGATCATAGGATTGATTCGTACCAATGAGCGGAAGCTCAGAGCTCTGAAACTTCGTGTGAATTTTCAAAAGCTCCGGCCGAACCATCTTGAGCGTCGTGAGCGTTCCCGCCGAGCGATCCTGCGTGAACGTCGCCGTCTCGCACGCGAGCGGCTCGTTCAGGGCGATCATCGCCGAGATTACCTTGTAGACCTCGCCAACGCGCCAGAGATCGCCGCTCGGCTTCTTCCATCCCTGAACGGTGATGTTGGCTTCGATCACCGCGCCCTCGTGCCAAAGTGCTTCCGATTCCGCGCGCTTTTGAAGCTCCGCTTCGGTCCACACCGGCTGCTCCGACGGAGTGATCTTGTGGGAGTAGACGGGAGCCGATCCGCCGGTCGATTTCATCATCTCGCCGGCTTCCGACGGAGATTTCTCATCGCCGTCGTTGTTCGTCTGCCCGGTCGCAGAGTATCTCTTGAAGGTCTGATCCTTCGTGATGATCGCCTGACAACGAAGGATATTAAAACCCTCCATGAGAATCGCCGAGACGTCCATCGGGTGATCATCGATGAGCAGAAAATTCCCGAGGTGATCCGATCCCATTATAATTCCGCGCGGACGCGCGAGGCGTTCGAGAAAATCCCAGGTGGTCTCGCCCGGTTGATTTGACACTCTCTTAAACGGTGTCGCATCGAGCGTGCCAATGGTTTTAACTGGCGATGGATAAGGAGCAAAAACCGTCCGTGCAATTTGCTCAAAACTCTGCCCATCGAAGCTCCCGGTCTGAGTGTTATCGACCGAAGACATCGCCGCCCAATGCGTTATGCCCTTTCCCTGAAGTTGAACGCCGTGAGTCTTTTTATCGTAGGCGATTTGCCGCGTCGTTATGATTCCATTCATCGCGAGTTGACCGCCGAGTTCGATGATAACGTGATCGTCCGGGTAGAACCGGAGCGCCTGCCATCGGTTCGGAAGCGGCTCGCGCTCGGCGGCGGTAAACTGAAAGAAAGCGAACGGCTCGCCGTAGCGATGTTGGACCCAAACGCTCTCCCAATCCTGAAAGCGGAAGCCCTCGACGATGAGAACGGCGACCTCGTCCGAATTCGGAACCGGCGATCGCGTCGCGGCCGTGGGAGTAAACGGCCGCGATCGAAAACCAAAGCCACCGTTTCCACCTCCCGCCTTCGTGTTAACGAGCGGAGCGCCCGGGTCCGTCGATGCATCGTCAGCCATGTTAATTCGAAAGCGCCCGACCGGTCATTTGCATAAACGCCGGGTGAACGTTCTTGTTCTCCATTCGAAGCTCGTCCCCACGCGACGCGTCGGAATACAACTTGTATGCCATCACGAGAGTTGGAAGCGATTCAAAGAACTGATAATTGAGCATCCGCGGAAGCGGGCGAGCGGTCTCCACGAAGTAGAACGAGAGAGCCGCGTGAAGACCAATGAGCGCCTGATAAGTCATCTGAGCCATGTCGTCCGCGGCAATCTCCTCCACGGGCGCAAATTCGTCATTCATCTTATTCTTTGTCTGATCAACATCGTCACGAGAAACAAAGACCATCAATGCGATTATATGACACTCGACGGCCAGAGAAAATTGAATCATCGCGTTCTTCACGATCGCCGCGCCCACTGTCTTCGGCGACTCCATGGAAGCGGCATCGTGAACAACGAAAAATGACGCGAGACTAATTCCCGTCAATCGCGCGAGTTCGAAGATGTTATCAAGCGGAGGACCGTACGCATCTTGTTGAAGAAGCTTCGGCGAATTTACAAGAAAACTTCCGACCGCCGTTCGAAGATCGAAGCCGGCGCGACCTTGCGTCGGCGCCTGAGTCAGCATCACGCCAAGAACCCGTGCGCACAACGGAACCGCCTCGCGAACTTCGTCTTTGTACATTTAGCTCCCCGGTGAAATCGGTGCCCCGCTGGCAATGCGAGCCAATAATTGCATTCGCACCGCCGGCGAGACTCGTGAGAGAGTTATCCCATCGAGAACCGTTTGTCGAAGTTCCATCGACTTTTGAATCAATTGCTCGGTCGGATCGACGATCGGCGTGAACGGCGAAGCCCCCTGCTCGACGAAGGACATATCGAAGACGCAATAACCTCCATATCGGTCTTCCTCCGTGAGACGATAGCGCGAGCACGCCACCATCATCGGCGCCATCATCGGAAGCTGAAGCTGTCCGGCTCCGCCTTCTTCAAGACGATCGACGAGTTGATCGCGCGCGATCGTGTAGTCCCTCATGTAGAGAGGGACTCCCGTATCCGACGGATATTGAATGCAATATCCGCGAACCGAGAATTCAATAGCACGCCTACCCATGTCCTCTGCGTATGGATAGTCTTTCTTGGGAAACTCATGAAGCACAATTGAACGACCATTCTCGCGACTTCCC